TTTGATCCGAAGGAACGATGCCGAAGAATTGGTTTTGAACCTTGGCCGAGCGGCGAATGCGCTCGAACACAGGCATGGACATGATCAATGTATTCGCGAGCACGCCGTATTTGGCGAGTTCGAGCTTGGCTGCGGCAACGTCGCCGGGGACGTCGAAGCTGGTGATGTTCGCTTCGGTGTAGGCTGCGCTGGCGCTGATCGCTGTCAGGCCGTTGGCGGCGAATGCTGCGGAAGCAACACGGGCCTCGTGGCTGACTTGGATCTGGCGGAGCAACATCGCGGCGATGTTAACTTCGGTGTCGAAGAATCTGTCGAGATCGCGGCGGTTGGAGTCAGGAAGAACCTCTTCGAGACCGTATTCGATAGCGTCGAACGAGTCGCTTGTGAACCGGCGGCTTGTGCGGGGATATCCAGCACCGGCGGCGATCTTGAGAGCGTCGTCGTTAAGGGCTTCGGAGTCACCGAGGTTCAATTTCAGATATGCGCCGGAGCGAACGTCTGAGCTGAACACGGGCATGACTTCTGTGCCGATGAACAAATTGTTTTTGTTGCTGAGACCTTCGAAGACAGCCTGGGCGATGTCTGCGCGAATGGTTGTGTATGAGAGTGCCATAGTGGGTAGTTAAATTATTGGTTGAACTTAGGGACGTATTCGACGATGTCACCGGCTACGCCGCTGTTGATCGCGATGCCGAGAGTCGCTGCGCTGGCTGCGAGGCTTCCGACGATGGTTCCGTTCGTCACAGCGAAGACCGAGCTGCCTGCGGTAACGATACCGGCGGCGGCTACGATGCCGAACTGCGATGGGAAAAACATTTTGACGGCGCCTTGATCAGCGGCTGCGGTGTCGTCTTGGACAACTCCGATTGCTGCGGCTCCGGTTGATGCGGCTTGCGCCGCGTTGTCGCCTGACACGCTCACGAGAGTGTTGGCGCTGATAGCGGAAGCGAAGTTAAAACTCCGGATTCCTAGGTCGTTTTGTGTTGCCATAAATTAGGTGGATTAAAAGTTGAGTTGGTTGTTGTCGCGGGCTTCGATGTAGGCTTCGCGGTGGTTGCGCATTGCGAAACGGATCGCTTCGGTGCGGCTGCCGAGTTCCTCGGTTTTCTGGGTGATGATCGCTTTCAAGTCGAATTTCTCTTCGGCTTTCTCTTCAGCTACTACCGAAGCCTTTACTGGAGCGGCTCCGAAGTTCGAGATGATCGTGTCGAGCTTGGCTTCGAGCTTGGAAATTGCGCTGAGTTCAGCGGCCATCTCTTCCTTCATAGGCTCTGCGGCTGGATCTTCGGCTGGCATTTCCATTTTGTTCTTGTAGTCGCCGAAGGCGGTTTCAAGAGCGGCGAGACGAGAAACGATGTCGGCGATGCTGACCTCGTCCTCCTTTGGTTCGATTTCAATTGTTGCGTCTTCCATTTGTTTGAAAAATTTGTCAACTTGCTTGGCGGTAAAACTGAAAAGCCCGGTCGCATTTGCGGCTGGAGTTTGCACGAGATCGGCGCTGTAAAGCTCGGTGCAGCTCGCGAAGTCCATCCCATTCACTTCACGGATCGGCCCGCTAAATGCGATACTGATCCCGAACGTGTCGGGAAGTTTGCTTGAAATCTCCAAGACGTAATCGCGCATTGGCGATGTTTGGAGAAGGTTGAGATCGCCCAAGAGTTGCGATCCGACGATGCGGAAATTGTTTACGAAACCGACGATGTCTTTAATGCCTGCGCCGTGGTCTAGGTTGACCTTGACGCCGCCCTTGTATGACTCCGCGCATTCTTTGACTTCCATCAAAGTCTGCTCGTCAACGTATAGGCCGTGGCCTTTCGCTTCGCCGATTGAAATTATTGATACGCCTTCGATGACATCCATTCGAAGGCGCGGATGTCAAATGCTGTCCATCAATTCCATCGCTGCTTGTGCCATCAAATAAACTTCAAGTTCGTTCTCTTCTTCGCATCCGACGACGTCGAATGTGGACGATATAGACACTCCTGCGCGGCCCGTGCCGGCATGGTTTCGGTTGCCTTTTGCTGTTGTGCTTGCGCTGATCGAAAGCGAAGCGTCAGAAGTGCGAGAATTGAACGCGCTGCCTGTTACATTTATCCGCGTTCCTGCGCTTATATCGACGCTCCCGACTGAATATCGGAGTCTGTTGCCGATAGCGTAGAGCGTTACCCTTCGCTCGTCACGCCTTCCCCCACCCCCAGGAAGATCGGTCGGAGCGATAGGAACTGGCGGGACTACCGAAACGAATAACAAGCCCTGCACGCCGATTGAAATCGGCGTCGGGCTTGGCATTAAGCCCTGCGTTGCGATGAGCAGGGAAGCTAGCATACGCTTAGACTCGCGTGACTATCGTGCTCGTAGTTCCGTCTCCGGTGATCGCCTGTGTGATAGCTCCCGACGAGCGTAGCGTTGGCGTTACCGTTAGCGCGTTTGCGATATCGAGTCCGTGGATCGCGTGGATCTCTGTTACTTGCACAAGCTCCGGCGCGAGTTCCGTTCTGACGGCGCTTGCATTCCCTGCCGCTGTTGGTATCGCGGCGAGTTGAGTGTCGAGGTTTGCGGTGGCGAGGCCTATTGCGGCGCGGACGTCAGCTGCGGTTAGCGTTGCTGTTCCTGTGGTCGCATCCACGGGAACGCCAAGTGCAACTGATCCCGCCGCTGGAATGTATGCAACGCCCGTAAGTGCTCCGCTTGCATACACGGTTCCAAAGCGAACGTCTGTGATGGCGGCTTGTCCGAAACTGTTGTCGGCGGTGAAAAAATCGCTGTATGTTGTTGATCCGTTTTTGCCTTGCCGGAATTTTGCTGTGGTCGGAGTTGGGTCGATGAGATATTTGGACGCATATATGGCAGATATTCCGTTTGCGCTACCGATGAGCGATCCGCTAATTTTGACGTTGGCTGCGGTGTTGTCTGAGGATAAGCCACTCGCGGAGTTGGTCGCGGTGATGTCGCCTGTCGATACGATTGTTCCTGTGCTGGCGTTGTTTAGGCCGTAGGCGGTGGTGCCGCTTCCGCCCGTTAGTGTGCTGGAAGTAACGGTGACCGTTCCTGTGCTGGTATTGCTGAGACCGTAGGCGTTTGTGCCGCTTCCGCCCGTTAGCGTGCTAGATGTGATTGTGATCGTTCCTGTGCTGGTATTGCTGAGACCGTAGGCGCTGGAGTTGCTCCCGCCCGTTATCGTACTAGATGTGACGGTGATTGTTCCTGTGCTGGCGTTGTTTAGGCCGAAGGAAGCGGTGCCAATCCCTCCCGTTAGCGTGCTAGATGTGATTGTGATCGTTCCTGTGCTGGCGTTGTTTAGGCCGTAGGTGGAGGAGCCTCCACTCCCGCCGGTTACCGCGCTCGATGTTATGGTGACTGCGCCTGTGCTGGCGTTGTTTAGGCCGTAGGCGAAGGAGTTATTTCCACCCGTCAATGTGCTGGCATTTGTAACACCTATAGTTCCTGCCGCCGACGTAGACTCGATGGCGTGCGCTCCGTTTGCGGCGGTTGTTCCCGGCACTCTTCCGCCGATTGCGACAATGCCATCGAGCGTTAATGTTCCGCTTGATGAAAATGCAATAGCGCGAGTCGACAAGTTAACTGCCGAGCCTGTTGCACGGCAACCAGCAAGTGTCGAGCTTGCGGCTGCGGAAACGGTCAAGCAATTCGCGGAGCCTGCTTGGATGTATGCACCCGTGATATTCCAGTTTGCCGCTAGTGTGAATCCGCCGCCCGTTGCAATAGTCAGCGGCGTGTTGACGTAGTTCAACAAAGCTCCCATGCGGCGAGCCGTGCCGGTGGTTGCTGTGCCTGCGTTGACGGCTTGGAAAATCTGACCGACTGCTGAGGTGATCGCGACCGGAGTTCCTGCATTTGTTCCTGGAGCAATGCAGTTTGCCGTCAATGCAAAGTTGGTCGTTCCAAGCGAAACGACCATGTAGATTTGTCCCGGAATAAACGAGCCAGATGTGTCCACGGTTGAGCCGGTCAAGTCGATGGATTGATCAAGTGCTACTGTGAAGCTATTCGCGTAGACGGTATCGTTGAGCGTTGGCACTACGCCGCCGCTCCATGTTCCAACTGCGCTCCAGTTTCCAGATGCTTGAGCTTTGATGACGGCCATATTTTAAAGCCCTTCCGCGTAAATGAATTTTTGGATTGCGGCGGATACTTCATCGACCGCGACGACTGCTGGTTGCGAAGCGGAGGCAAGCGAACCGAAAAGAACCGTGCGATTGTTTTCTTGCGACTGCTCGACTTGGTCGCCTTCAAAGCGTGTCGGCGTGAGCGTCAATACAACGCTCGCGTCCTGTTGGTCTGGCGAGTTGTAGCGACTCGCTGTTGCGAGTGTCATTGTATAAAGATCGTAGGTCTTGCCGTCGATGACGATTGGGTTGGTTGGTTTCATATTTAAGCTAAAAGAATGAGTGCGCTGGTTTCGGTTGGCTTGGGAAATTTGAGTTCAAACGCGCCGTCGTAGACGTGCCGCTCGGCTCCAAGGTTGAGAACGCACAAGGTTGCGTTGCCCTTGCTGGCGTTGTAGATCATCGCTCCACCTGCGGCGAAGGTTGCGGATTTTAGGACAACGTCATCAAATGTTATAAAAGCATTTTTGCCGATGATGCCTGTGCGATGTCCCTTTAGTGCTACGCCTCCAGCGTTGTAGCCCAGCCCCTTGATCTCGCCTTCGGTTGTGTAGGCTTTTGTCGTCGGCCCGATCTTTGCCGATGCGCTGTAAAGCGCGATCCGATAGTCGTCGCCGGGTTGGTGAACGCCGGTGATGAGTGCCTTTTTTGCTTCGAGTGCAATTCCGTGTGTGATCATTATTTTTTCTCCCATTGTGCAGAGCATACGGCTACGCGCTGGCTCTCGTCTGGATATTCGCTCGACATCGTTCCGCTTACCATGCAACGGCCAATGAAGTCGTCTTGCTCTTCGTCTTTTTCTGGAGTCGGCATAACGAGTTCGTGCTTTGTTTCAAAGCCGGTGATGCGTCCGAACGTATCGCGAACGGCGAGCGATACTTTCATCTGTTCGGGCTGCGATGCCTGCATTCCTTTGACCTTATCAGCGGCCCAAGTCTGCCCTGCGTCTCCGCCCCACAATGCCCATGCAATGCGGCCTGCGGATGGAAAGCCGTCTTCACCTGGTTGAAAACCCTGCCCCTTTTTATCAACTTCGTGCCGTGAAAAAAACGAGTGCATTCGCTTGACGGTATCGTCGGACAAGTTCTTGCCGTTGCTAATGTCGCGAGCGCGTGCAACGCCTACGGCTGTTCCGCCTCGATTGTGCTCTTCGCGCCATTTCAAGCCCTTGAGCGCTTCTTCGATCATGCCTTTACTTGGTTTGTTCT